CGTGGCGGGGTATGGTTCGCTGATTATGCTACAGTCGTGGTGGTACACATTGATGGTAACCGAGGCGCAAAGGTCTTTGGTGAAATCACTACGGAACGGGACTACGACCAGTCAAAAGACAAGCCAAGAATGAGGCTAATGAACGAGGTAATGAAGGCGGCCCAGCTATACCTCGATCTAGAAGAAGTGATTGGTGGCCGTGAGTGCGAGGTCCATATTGATATCAATCCAGACCATAAGCACGGTTCATCTTGCGTTATAAGTGAAGCTGTAGGCTATATCAAAGGTATGACTGGTGTAACTCCAAGAGTGAAGCCAGCCGCTTGGGCAGCGTCTATTGCTGCCGACAAGTTCCCAAGCCTCTAGGTTTACTAAATAGATTATACGGGCTTGCGACTTTGCGGTCCGTATAACCGCCGCCTGACCACGGATGTAATGGCAGGTGGCACCCTAACCTCCTCCTCGTCGGCTTCGGCCAAATCAATCCCACATTTCATTCATCTTTCGTTGTCGTGGCATTGTGCGTGGAGGCGCATAACAGAAAGGTACTATTATGAAGAAGGTTTTATTTGCTCTCTTTACGGTACTTGCTTTGGCGGGTACCGCAGAGGCAAGAAGCCGCTATTCAGCGCCATCCGTTGTTGAGGAAACCGATCCGATCACCGCCATTCTTGGTGGTCAGGATTGGGCTGTCTCACCTCAGCCACGTTTTAAGAACAAGAGACAAGCCATGGCGTATAAACAGGAGCAAGAAGATCACTGGGGTTTCGGTCATGCTTCAAACTCCTTAGTCGCCCTAGGCTATGACTTACAGCATAGAGGCTTTCGTGTATCAGAGCATCCACGATTTGGCGGAGTCCATCATGTTCACCATGGTTGGGCACACTATGCTGGCCGTGCCATCGACATCAATGTGGGTCGTGGCGTGGTTGAAGCACGTTCTGGATATGCACATAGATTTGATGCCCTTGCTCATGAACTAAGAAGCGAGGGATATACGGTGTTGTGGCGAGTTGCCGGACACTATAATCATATGCACGTTCAGCGATAATATGAGAAGCGGGGAGCAATCCCCGCTTTTTTGCTATATAAGGTTATGTTGAAACTTGAAACTGCTTATACTCGCCGCAGAGAGAAAGCAAAAGACAGATTGGACATATGCAAAGAATGTGACCAATACGTGGCATCAACTACACAGTGTAAAGAGTGCTGGTGTTTTATGAGTGCCAAAACTATGTGGCCTAGCGCCGAATGTCCTCTCGGTAAATGGCAACCATATAAGGAACAAAAGTAATGGCATTTCTTTTCCGCAACTACTGGCCTCAGCCAGCACCAGGTTATCTTTCAGTTCATAACTTTGGCACCGGTGCTGATGGCAAACCATATTCATTTATGATCTGGAACTCTGGTGACTCTCGACATTTCTATCAAGAGGATTACCACGACAACAAGTGGACCTCCACTTGGGTGATGGACTATCTTGGAGAACGAGGGGTAACCGAGAGTGCCGACATTTACCCAAGACGATCATATCAGTTTTGGACACATTATAGAACCACGGCCTTCACTAAAGGAAAAGATATTTTCTGGGGTGGTCTACAGAATATTGGAGACGAGTTTAACGCACCTATTCAGATTGACCCTATTGCATCAACAAAGTTTGAGGTTGGCACCACAGGTAATCAAAGAGTAAAGTTCTGTAACCAGTATAACTATCTTCTAGGTTATACCGATGTTATTGAACTAGAATATGATCAGTCATTCGGTTCAGGTAAAGCCGCAGGCTGGCGTGCATGGCATGCCCGTGATATTGGCATCATTCAAATCAAATGGCGATATGACGGTAAAGATATTGGTAATACTATTCCTGCTAACGTTTCTGTAGTTAAAGGAAAGATAGTCAATAAGTATCCTCAGTTGACTTCCTAAACATCCTCTGATATAATTGTATCATGAAAAAAGTGAACGAAGGTATCCTCCATACACTGGCGAAAGTGGCCGCTGCTAATCCCGGACAGAGGGAAAAGTTGGCGGCCGCTGTCGTTTGCCGTAACAAGATTATTTCCATCGGTATCAATAGTATGAAGTCTCATCCGATGGCTGCAAAGTATGGAAAGAATGAACATGCGGTTTATCTTCATGCCGAGGTTGCTGCTATCAAGAATGCCTTGCGTGAGATAGATGTGGATGACTTTTCCAAGTGTGACATTTATATCACTAGAGTAAAGAAGGAAGCGCCGTTCACCAAAAAGTTTGTTTGGGGTTTGGCTAAGCCGTGTATCGGTTGCGAAAGGGCAATCGCCGAGTTTGGTTTCAAAAGAGTAATCTATACGTGTGATCATGGAGACTATGAGGTGGTGGAATGAAACAGATTACAATAAACATTAGACCAATTGAAGAAGCTGAAAAGAACGACAAGGCCAAACTATCATGGCAAGGTAATCGACCAGTTCTTATTGGTTGGGCAGAGAAAACCCGAACCGAGTTTTTTACCGAACCGTGGTATAAACTATGGTTTCCAAACCATCGCACCGTTGATGATGGCTCTGGATGGTACTTCGTCAATTTCAATCCCGTAACAGCGCAGTATGAATATACTGTTCCTTGTGGTCTATTTGTGCCAGAGGTGTTTGCGGAACTACCGATGCTTTGTCATGCTAAGGAGAGTGAACAATGAAAATGATCTATAAGTATCCGCTGGGTATGGATATCCATCACAATGCGGTGTATGAAATTGAAATGCCGAAGGCTGCCAAGATCCTGACAATACAGGAGCAGGGTGGTTTCCCTATGCTCTGGGCTGTTGTTAATCCGAAGAAAGAGAAGCGCAAGTATGTCTTTCAGGTGTTTGGCACAGGCTTTGAAATGCAAGACTATGATAAGAAGCATTATGAATATGTCGGCACAGTCCAGCAGAAGGGTATGACCACTCTCGTTTGGCATGTTTTCGAGGTGCATGAATAATGGCTATCAATATCAAATCAATGAAAGTTGCGATGGGCGCCGCATCGGCGATTCCACCCGGATGGAACTATTCTGCTATGAGGGATGGATATGATGGCCCTAATGGTGAGTATATTTCTAAAACGGATATTACGGTTGAAGGATCTTTCTCAAATGCATTTATGAAAAAGTATGGTGTAATGGGCGCATCAAATCAAATGGCGTCTGCACCTGGTGCTAATGGACCAGCGGGACCATATACGAAACATTCTCATAGTCATATAGCACCTACCAGTCCTAATGTTGGTGATATGTGGACCGAACCCGTTACTGGTAAGATTTATGTCTATGCTCCTCCTAACGGCTGGGTAGTTACTGCCGCTAATGCTGCCAATCCTTTCATGAACGCACCTATGGCTACAAACATTCCTAACGCATCAATCACGAACGGTACTCTTTCGATAGGTAAGGGTCATCCATACGCATTTCACGAGTCACTAACAAATGTTATTGCTATCGAAACTAAAGTTGGTAGAGTTGGAATTAATACTGAAACTGGTGATATTACTATTCCACCAGGCATCGGTCGTGACGAAGCAATACGTGAGTTCTGGTTCGGCTTTCAGAAACACTTTCAGCCTGCCAATACGGCAAAGTATGAGCAAGAGATTAAATATCTAAAGAGAGATTTGGCGGGTGCCAAGGCCTCGGCTGTTCTAATGAAACAGGAAGGTGAAAAACATGCCAACAAAAGGGTAGCCGAAAAGGTTCGAAAGAAGTATGGCAATGAGAAGTTCATCATGCTTAAGCCAGATGATCTAATCAAGTTTATAGAGGAAGCATAAATAGTCCTAGAGCCCTTCTAGGAGTATTTAATTGGCTGTCAAGAAACCAGACTCAAAGACTATTATTAGTGACGTAGCTGCCACTCTGAATAGTGTTGCCAAGAAGCATAACTTTCAGGTGGCACCTACTCAAAAATTGGGAAAGCCATCTAAGACTAACTCTACCGTGAGAGAGTTTAGATTACAGTTGATCAATACCGGACGAGACACCTCGGAAGCCTTTAAGGCTGCTATTATGTCCGAACTAAAAAAGTCTGGTGGATTCACAAAGATAACTTTCAATTCAATCTCTCCTAACAGTAGTAAATATCCTTCTGTATCCTTCATATATGAAAAAATGAAGTTCGATGCCGTTATTGCCAAGGGTGCTAATAAAGGCGAAAACTTTGAGAAGAAAACTATCTCCGATCTAGCTAAGTATTTTAAGAGTAAGGGTGTCAATAAAACCTATAAGCAGCTAGTCGAAAAACTCACACAATCCAATCCAGCATTTGGTGTAAATGAAATCACCTCGGTCACACAAAGAACAGGATCGACCAAAAAAGAAGGTGTCGCAACTGCCGATCTGGGTGCCATCATTGGTGACATTGTTGTAAAGGATTCGGGTAAAAACACCTGGTATATTTCCCTCAAAGATGTTAATGGATCGACCTTCAGTTCATATTCTGGAGCAGCTTCACTATTCGACGCCACTGGTACATTACAACCAGATTCCGCCGGCGCAAAGTTTCTAAACTCTTTTGGTGTTGACTTGAACAAGGTTCAGAAGGGCTTTGATGAGAGAAACAATATCAAAAAGAGACGAGCAACTATACCAGTTTCCGCACCTAACAAAACTGAAATGAAAGCAATCTTTGAACGTGCTTGGGGTATGAATTACTTCTATGTGCGAAAGATAAATGCCACAGACTGGAAAGTTTTCTGGATGAGTAGGGCTAAGTTAAATAGCCTAGCCGATAATATGACCGTAACTAAAGTCAACTATCCAAATCCAGGATCAAAACAGATTACTATATACTGTTCAACACCTTCTGCCGATTACACAATTGAATTGAGAAACAGTAAAGCCCAAGAATATCCAAACGACACAAAGTTTAAGATTACCCGACTTAAATAAGAGGAACTAACGTGATCAGACTATCGCAATACCTTAAAGAAGCCGCCGCAGAGAAGGATCGTCATCTTACACATATTGAGGATGCGGTATTGGAGGGTGGTGTCGCTGGCACCCGTAACGCCATAGAGTTTCTCCGTTCACTTAGAGATATGTTCGCTGATGATGGACAGACACTATCAGAGGCCCGTGGTTCTCTCATTCTAAGAACCAAGTTCGACGGTGCGCCTGCTATCTATGCTGGTATCAACCCTGAAAATGGTAAGTTCTTTGTTGGTTCTAAATCTATCTTTGCCAAGAACGCCAAGCTAAACTATACCGAAGCTGATGTCCGTGCTAACCATGTCGGTGGCCTGGCTGATAAACTCTCGGCTGCCTTGAAATATCTACCAGAACTTGGTATCACCGGTATCGTTCATGGTGACTTTATGTTTTCTCATAATGAACTAAAGTCAGAGACCATCGACGGTAAGAAGTATATCACATTCCGTCCAAACACCATCACCTATGCCGTACCAGCCAATAGTGCCTTGGCCCGTCAGGTTCTTTCAGCCAAGATCGGTATTGTATTTCACACCACATACCATGGCAAGACCATGGACACTCTACAGACACACTTTGATATCAACGTCAATAACTTTAGACCATCCAAGAATGTCTGGTATCGTTCTAACAAGTTCACCGATGTTACTGGTCGTGCTACTCTTACCAAGTCAGAGAACGATAAACTAACCAAGATACTTTCACAGACCGGCTCTACTTTCAGAACCATCCCTGCCTCGGTTCTAAACTTTATTGCTACCAACGAAACATACCGTATTCATATCATGTCATTCTATAATCAGAAAGTCCGTGCCGGTGAGCATATGGGCGCTGGCCATACGGCCGCTTTGATTAAATGGGTGGGAGATAAATACCAAAAGGGTATTGACGAAGCTAAGATGCCAGCTACCAAAGCCAAGCGCAAGGCCGAGAGAGACATGGTGTTGAGGTGGTATCGTCAAAATGCTGGTGATCTTAAAAAGATATTTCAGCTACAGAACCTATTGATTGATGCCAAGATGCTATTGATTGCTAAGTTCAATCAGGTCAACGATCTTGGTACATTCTTACATACCGCTGACGGTGGTTATAAGGTCACAACTCCAGAAGGATATGTGGCTGCATGGTCAACTGGCGGAGATGCTGTCAAGCTAGTAGACCGTCTAGAGTTTAGCCGAGCAAACTTCTTAGCCGTCAAGAATTGGGGTAAGTAATGAAAAAAGAGGAAGAAAAGAAACCTGTTCCTGTGGTGAAAACGATCAGAAAGATCGTCAAGAAGGCTCGGGAGAAGGATAAATATAAATAATATATTAACCCGCAGAGGGAGAGAATGAAGAAAGTCGTATTCACATTTGGCCGTTATAATCCACCTACCAAAGGCCACGCAGAACTAATCACATATGCGGTAAAGTATGCCCACCAGCATGGTGCGGAACACCGTATCTATACCTCACAGTCACACGACCCAGCCAAGAATCCTCTATCGGCTGCCCAGAAGATACGATTCCTTCGTATGATATTCCCTGGTGTCAATTTCGTGGCCGACCGTTCAGCCATCACCGCTTTTGCCATTTGTCGTAAGCTAGCCGATGAAGGTTATGATGATGTTACATTCGTGGTGGGTGATGATCGTGTAGCAGATTTTAGAACTCAATTGACCAAGTATGTCAAGCCCAAGACTGCTAAAGACTTCGATCCTAAGAAGCATTATCCATTCAAGAAATTCCAGGTCATTTCATCTGGTGCCCGTAAGAAGGGTATTTCAGGTACAGACCTCCGTGCGGCTGTCCGCAAGGGTGACTTTGCTACATTCGCCAAGGCATCCGCTGCCACTGATAAGACACTGGCCAGAAAGATATTTGATACCACCAGAGCCCAGCTAAATGAACATATGATTAACGAGGAGATGGGTCGTAAAGAGTTTACCGATCACCTCAACTCATTCGTTGATTTTTGCTGTGGTAAACTGGGCATTGAGGGTAAGCCAACCCTTAAGTTCAAAGAGCCATCTGATCAAGGTGAGCAACCATCATTCGCTGCATATGCTCCAGGTTCTCGTGAAGTATATGTTATGTCCAAGAACCGTCATCCAATGGATATCTTCCGTTCGGTGGCTCATGAATTGGTACATCATAGACAGAATGAAGAAGGTCGTATTGGCAAGGACGTTGCCAAAGAAGGTGCTACTGGTTCTGATATTGAGAACGAGGCCAATTCCCGTGCTGGTGAACTAATGCGCTGGTATGGTAAAGCCAACCCACAATGCTTTGGTATGTCATATGTCAAAGAGAATAAGGCCATCATTCTATCTGGTGTACCCGGTTCTGGTAAAGATAAGATCCTCAAAGAGACTATTCTACCCCACGGCTTTACTGAAATATCATCCGACACATATGATACACCTTCAGATAATCTAGTGGTGGTCAATGGTACTGCCAACTATGAGCGTATTCGTTTCATCAAGGAAGACCTAGAGAAAGCTGGCTATGAGACAATCATGGTATTCGTCAATACCTCCAATGATGTTTCTAAGCAGCGCAATGAAGCTAGAGCCGACAAGGGTGGTCGTGTAATCAATGAGGCTGTCCGTTTCACCAAGTGGAAGAACGCACAGGATACACTAGACCGTTATGATGATCTATTCGAGAAGGTCATCGTGGTTCAGAATGATCTAGACCTTAATCAGTCACTAGAGGTCATTCAAGAAACACACAACAAACTAGTTGAGATGGTATCAGAGGATATCCGTCAGTTTGTTCTAGCACCAGTCGATAAGAAGTTTGAACGTATGATAGAAGGCTTCTCCGACTTCTCACCACAACCAAAGAACAACCCAGTCGGTGGTGCTGGTAACTGGGGCACCTCTAAACTCACCGATCGATATAAGAACGATACACCAGGCCAGTTCCCTGGCGGCAATATGCCTATGGGTTACTATCAGCCTAAGCAGCCAAAGGTCAAGGTATTCGGAAATCTACCCAAGTTTGGTGACAGACTCGGTGCTACCTATACCTCTGCCAAGAATCCATCATTCGTTGGTGATATCACCAGTGACCAGAATGTATTCATGCCAGGTGAACCAGTTGGCCAGTGGTCAGCTATTGATCGTTGGATGATGAAAGAAGAAACTCGTAAGAGATTCAAAGCAAAGTATGGAAAACTAGCGGAACAAAAGATTAAAGAAACTGCTGAGAAACTACGCAATGAAGGCCTATGGGACTCCTCGGCGTCCGCTGGCTTTACAGGTGCTACACCTAATGCTGGAAATGCGGCTGATGATGCAAGACCTGATATTAACGCAGAGTTTGAGAAAATGGCTATCATGAAGCCTAAGAAAAAGCTAAATAC